CTTGGATAGACTTATCTAGCTGGATTGTTACAGTTGATTCGGGTGGTGCAAATATATCGTCAAGCATATCCATATCTGGTGCTGGTACAACAACTGCAACCATCTCTGTTGTTCCAGTTGGTAACGGTGCTGCGTTGACTGTTATTGGTTATGTTGACAAGTCTGCTGGTACTGTTATAACAAAAACAATGACTGAGACAACTGTCACTGGAACCGTTGAATCAGATGGTAATGGTGTTCGCTTCCTAGATCTAGGAAAAGCTGATATATATGAAGTACTGAGAATTCGCGAAACAGATTCTGCTGGCGTAGATCTTACAAACACCTTTAGAGTTGACAACGGTCAGCGCGATAACTACTATGGTGTTGGACGTTTGGTTGTAAAAGCAACATCAAGCACTCCAGCAGGCAACATCTTTGCTCGCTTCAAGTACTTTACTCTCGGCGCTGGTGATTTCTTTGCTGCTACATCATACGCAGGACTATCTTATGGCGAAATTCCTTCATATCGTCTAACAGATGGTACTTTAATATCACTTAGAGATGTTCTCGACTTCCGTCCAAGAATTGGTGATGAAGGCACTGGATATGATAGTGCAACTGCAAAGGTTAATTTCCTTCCAAAGAATACAGATATTGTTCGTCTTGATGCAAACTACTACTTGCCTCGCTACGACAAGTTGGTTTTATCTGAGAATAACGATCTACAAATTATTCAGGGAACTCCCGCTCTAACACCAACATATCCAGAAACTCCAGAAAACACTCTTGAGCTTTATAAGATTCGTTTGAATGCTAACACAATTAATGATTCTGACCTTTCTCTAACCCCTATCGAGAACAAGCGTTACACAATGTCTGACATTGGTAAGCTAGAGAAGCGTATTGATCGTCTAGAAGAATACACCACACTTAGCTTGCTCGAGCTTGAAACAAGCACATTCGCTGTGTACGACTCGGCTGGTGTTGATAGAACAAAAGCTGGTTTCTTAGCTGATGGCTTCTCTGATCACTACTTCTCACTCACCCCATCAAAAGGTGGAGATGATTATAGAGCTTCTATTGATCCATCATCTAAGTTACTTCGCCCAACCTTTGTTGAAAGAAACATTCGCCTTATTTACGATTCTGATCTTTCAGCCACTGAAAACGTTGTTTCAAAAACCATCTTGAAGGGCGATAGCGTCTACATCAGATATGTCGATTCTGCTTACATTACGCAAGACATTGTGTCAGGTACTGAAAACATTAACCCATTTGCAGTTGTTATAAACGAAGGCATCATCGAACTATCTCCAGCTTCTGATGAATGGAAAGAAGTAAAATATATTGCTCCTCGAGTTATTGACGGTGGTATCCGCCTAGATGCTTCTCAAGCTCTACTATTCAACGAGTGGCAGTGGCAGTGGCAGGGTCTTGCTGCGGCTGACCGTAATCTAACTGGTACAGTTCTTGGAAGGGATACTACTACAACAAGTAGAGGATTTTTCTTCCGCCGTCAGACAACTACAACAACTGTTGACAGAGTTGTCTCAGATGAGACCATTCGCGAAGTAATTGGTGATCGTATTGTTGATGTGGCCCTGATCCCATTTATGAGATCTCGTAAAGTGTCCTTCCGCGCAAAAGGTCTGATTCCATATCAGCAATACTATGCGTTCTTCGATAACACCTCAGTTGCTAACTGGGTCCGTGAAGAATCATTCACTCGCTTCGCTAGCACAACTGAAGATTATGGCAATCGCTACCAGAATGCAACAGCTCACCCAGATGGTGCAACTGTTCTAACATCCGATGAAAATGGTGTGATTGAAGGTTCCTTCTTTATTCCGAGCACACCAGCTATCAAGTTTAGAACTGGTACTAGAGAACTTAAATTCTTGAATATTACTTCACCTAATGAATCTGGGGCAACTTCTGTCGGCCGTGGTCTCTATACTGCTAACGGTATTCTAGAAACGAGACAGCAGGATATCAGATCGACTCGCAGAATTGTTGTTCGCGGTAGTACAAGTACAACAAGTCGCAAGAGAATTGACCCTCTTGCTCAGTCGTTCCTTGTGACAACAGAAGATGGTATATTTGCTACCAAAGTCGCTGTTTACTTCAAGTCAAAACCAACAGGCGCTGCCAACCCAGCTCCAGTTGCACTTGAGATTCGTCCGATGGTCAATGGCCATCCATCATCCGACACAGTCGTGCCAGGATCAACAACTGTATTGACTCCATCACAGGTTAACCTAGTTGCCACCCAGACACAAGCTGGTGTTTTAGCAACTCCAACATTCTTCACCTTCGAAGAGCCTGTATATCTTGCTCCAAATACCGAGTATGCGATTGTTCTACTAACCGACTCAACAGCATACAATGTGTACGTTGCAGAGACAGAAGCGTTCATACTTGGATCAACTCAGAAGCGTGTGACTCGTCAGCCATCTCTTGGATCACTATTCAAGTCACAGAACGGTACCACATGGGAACCTGATCAGAAGAAAGATTTAACCTTCAGACTGTTCAAGGCAACATTCCAGCACACAGAGGCATCAGTAATCCTTGAGAATGCTGATGTTCCTCCTGCTGCTTTGGATGCTGACCCATTCCTAACAACGACTAGCTCAAGATGGATTACGGTATTGCATCCTAACCACGGCCTTGATTCAGGCGATACAGTGGTGTTCTACGGTATTGATTCAGCAGATAGTGCTTCTTATGCAGGTCTCAAGGGATCCAGCTTCAATGGTGCTAGAATCGTGGCTTTCCCCGATGCGAACGGGTATCAAATTTATGCAGACTCTGAAGCATCAACGTCTATCTTTATGGGTGGATCAACTGCAGAAGCTCGCCAGAATCTAATGTTTGACATTGTTAACCCACACATTGATACTCTTGTTCTGGAAAATACAAACATATCATTTGAAGGTAAGTTTACAACGGGTCGTTCACTAGCTGGAAACGAGACAAGATTTGTTAAGGATGCTAACTATTCATCAATAGTGCCTAAAACAGACAACTATGCATCAAACCCATATTTAATTGCATCTTCAGCTGTTGAAGCAGCAGCTCCATTGAGTGGTGCAAGATCAGCCACTATTAAAGTTAATCTAACCACAACATCACCTAACGTGGCTCCTGTTATCGATATGCAGCGTGCATCGCTCATCATTGTTAACAATTTGATCGACAGACAAGATTCTGATAGAAACAACACTTCATTGACAGATCGTCTTGCAGGATCTGGCTATAACACACCACTCAACTACGTAGCTGAAACAAACCCAATTGATGGCTCACATATTGCTAAGCACCTTACCGTTCCAGTAACTCTAGCAAGCAACGCTGTTGGTCTTCAAATAGCAATTGCAGCTAACAGGCCTGCCGATGCTGACTTCTTGGTTTACTTTAGAACTGGCACAGAAGGTGTCAACATCTTGGACCAGACCTGGACTCTAGTAAATGTTGAAGCTCCAATTCCATCAGATGAAAATCCAGAGATCTATCGTGAATATAGATATCTGGCTGGTGGTAGAAACGGTGTGTTGACTCCATTCACTCAGTATCAGTTAAAAATTGTGTTCAGATCAACCAATAGCGCTAAGGTTCCATCTATCAAGAATCTACGTGTAATAGCTATGGCGGACTAATGAATAGATTGATCCCAGTAAACGGCAACAGCTCCCTCGCAAGAGATTCTAAGACGGGGGCTGTTATCAACATAAATACTCATGAAATGGAATTAGCAAAACAACGCAAATCCCATCGACAACAACAAAAGAGTGAAATCGAACAGTTGAAAAATGATGTACAAGAGTTGAAACAGCTGGTCTACAAACTTGCAGAGAAACAATAATGACCATAAAAAACGTTCTTCTTTCAGAAACACTTGGTGATTTTGTCACCGACTTTAATGGTCTAAGCTCAGATGTTGGTGATCTAACACTGCTTACAACTAGCGCTAAAAATAATATTGTTGCTGCTATTAATGAACTTGTAACACTTTCCGACTCTGCAGCAATTCAATCAATCTCACGCGCTAGCGTTTCCGTAACAGATGCAGGCGGGGATGGTTCATTAACCTATAGTAGTGCAACTGGCGTAATAACATACACAGGCCCATCTGCAACGGAAGTTAGAGCACATCTATCTGCTGGTGCTCGCCTATCATATAGCTCTGGTCAGTTTAACGTTGCTAACGCTGGTATCGATAGTGCTGCAGTACAAAATAACGCAATTACTTCTGCTAAACTAGCAAGTGCTGTGACTCTAATCATTTACAATTCTGCTGGAACAGCGGTGAAGACTCTATATGGTGCGGGTAGCTAATAATGGCAGTAAGAGCGCCACTAAAACTTGATGGATCTAACAATCTGATCGAGATGGATGCAACAGACATTGCAAACATTAAAGCTGAGATGATTCGTCAGTATGGTTTAAGTCCTAGTGTAGTTGTTACTCAAGTGGCATCTAGTGGTAATCTTGGAACAATTTCAGATACTCGTCTACAATCGGGCACATCATCAACAAGTGTTTCATCGTTCCCAACAGAAGCTACGACTGGCGAACCTACGACTGTCACTGTTAACTATAGTAGAATGACGGAGAGTGTTGCAGTAACATCTGCCCCAGCTGATACAAATAGTAAAGCGTTTCCCGTATATGTTACATCAGCAGGTCACATTCAAGCAATGACTCTGCAAGACATGTATGATACATTTGTAAATGATGTTATTAACACATTAACAACTGCTGCAACCACCACCTCTCAAGCGGGAACATATCGTATCCATACTGCGACATCCTTAACAGGTCATACATTAATTAGCGCAACGCCAATTTTTGTTGACACTGTTGCTGATATCGGAGATGTTGATGGTACCAACGCTTATCTAGCAGCAAATATTGGTGTTGCAGGAACTGTTCAAGATTTGCCTGTAACCCGAACATCCTATTACCTGTTTTCAATTGATCCCGCGGCTGTCGGAACAATACCTACACCTGTATTTGTTACCTCAGGAAATGACCTACAGCAGTTTACAACAGCAACGTTTCAAAATCAATTAGCGAGCTTGGTTAGACACTATGCTACCCAAACAGGATCTCGCATCGATTATATCGTTAATACAACTGCAACAGGTGCTCGAGGATCTGGTATAGTAAACTCCACACACAATGGTGCTGGAGCGTTAAACAGTCTTTTTGTTAACACAAACGATTATAGATCCCAAGAATTTCCTAATGGTACACTAACTACTGTTACAACAACATATTTAAGATGCGTAAGGGCATAAGGAAGTAGATAATGTCATCACCATTTAGCGGTAAAGAAATATATGAAGCACGTTTCACAAACGAAGCTCATGATACTATTGAAGTTATATACAACGATGCACCGGAAGGATCTGAGCCTCAGTACATTAGTGTATACATTCCTGGAAACGATCCAGACAACTATGATGTTAAAAACTTGTTTGCGCAAGACTATTCATATGAACGTATTCAAAAAGAGACCATTGTACACAATGCTAGAAGACTAGCAGCATATCGTAATATGGTTAATGCTGATGCAGCTGCTGAAATAAAAAAAGTAAAAGATGAATATCAAAAGAAGTATGATGATTTTGTTGCTTCTGAAAACAAAAAATATGAAGATTACGCTGGTTCATAAGCCGCTATCAGCCCCACTAGTATTATTGGTGCAGTCTTTGAAAACAATACAAACGAAGAACTACTTTTTAGAACCAAGTTGAGCTTATTTGAATCTGCAGATTTGAAGCCTTTGCTAACGTCTGAAAAAAAGCAAAAGATTAGAAAATCAAAAACACTAATTGAGCTAATTACCATTATTGATGAGATAAAACAAACTGGATAATTATGAACATTATTTTTGTGAAGGTTGATCGTAAATACACGATTGATAATGTGAACACTTTATATAACCAACTGCACAAGTTTGGGCCTAATTTTAAATACTACTGTTATACAGACGACTTAGATGATGCCAAAAAACTTGATCAAAATATAACACCTTTACTAATAAATCCTAAACTGCACTTGTTTAAAGTATGGAATAAGCTACATATGTTTAGTAGCGATTTCCCAGTAAAAGGAAGAATCCTATATTTTGACCTTGACACGATTATCCAAAACAATCCTTTTAAGATAATTGATCAATTAGATTTTGACAAAATTACAATGGTAGATTGCCATTGGAAACCTCGCGATCTTGTTAGGTTGACTAATTATGACGTCACGGTGAATTCGTCAGTTCTTGCATGGGATTCAACTAACGAGCAAACACATCAGCTTTGGGATTATTTTGCCAACTCGGGCTACAGAGACTATTTTGTAAAGAAGTATATTGGTATTGATAGATATATTGTTCATGAGCATTCTGATCTAAAAATGTTTGATTATTTCCCAACAGACTACATTATGTCGTACAAGTATGAAAATCATGATAAAGAAGCACCAGTGATAACATTTGAGGAACTTGATTTTGGATCAATTGATTTTAAGCCGGGCTCTTATTGAGATTGAAAATATCTACAATGAATCTATGTACGGTGACAAAGACATCTTTAGAATAAAAGATCTTATTCACTCCGTCACAGAAACACAGTGGCAATCAAAAAGATGGTTAGCTGATACATTTCATAATCTGTATCGTTATCAAAGCGGTAAAATCTTAATCATTGGAGGATGGTACGGGCTCGCAGCGCATGAGCTGCGAAAGAAATTCCCCGACTCATCAATGAATATAACATCAGTTGATATGGATCCAAAATGCGAAGAAATGGGATATAAACTATTTGGTGATAGGGATATCCAATTTGAAACTTGGGATGCTACTAAACCAGACATTGATTATTCTCAGTATTCGGCTATTGTTTCTACAAGCTGCGAGCATATTGACCCAGAAGATTTGGGCAATATTATTTCCAAAAAATCAAAGGAAGCGTGGGTTGTTTTGCAATCAAATGACTACTTTGATCACCCATCTCATATTAATTGTTATGACACCGTGTTTGAGTTTCAAAAAAGTATTATGCCGTACTTACAATACAAGTCAATTAACTTTAGTGGAACCTTAAAACTAGACAACAACAGCTTCAAAAGATTCATGGTGATTGGAAAATGAAAAATATTATATTTACAATATTTGTTGATATACCAGATTCAAAAATTGATAACCCTGGTGGCTATTCTACTGATGGTGTTCTACAACAGACAAACAAAAGTTTGATTGCTAAATACAATTTTTTAAAATACAAAGACAAACTAATTAAAGCTCAACAAGATTATGCTGATTTAATCCAGTGCGAATATAAAGTCTACACATCAGATAATGGGTACACCGATTTCGCAAACTTTTTTATAGTCAACTATCCTCAAATATCTGAATACGATATCATAAACTTCTACAAGCATCACCTAATGTTTGAGCTGTCTAAAGAGTATGATAATATCTGCTATCTAGATTTGGATGTTATTCCAAACACATCAGATAATATTTTCACTTGCTTTGATACAAATGCGTTTGCTGTTCCCGACTCCAATCAAGAAGCTCATTGGGGCAAAACTGTTGAATCAAAATACTACAACACCTGTATTAGAAATCCAGCTACAAAATACTGGAATGCTCACGCTATGTTGAATGAGATTGGTCTTGATCCCGACCAAAACGTTTATAACACTGGTATAATGATAGCTTCAAAAGACACAATTCGGAAGCTAGATTATTTTGGAGATTTTGATAAAACGCTAGAGTTAATGACTCATGTTAAAACCGATCCGTCATCAATGTACCCTAAAAATATTCAACGGGTTTTTAATTATGATAACGAAACTGTTTTTAGTTACAAACTAATGTCTAATGATGTAAAGGTGCAACTGCTTGACAAAAAATGGCACTTTCCTATTAGAGACGGATTGTATGAACCAGGATCCAAATTTTATCATGTGATCGATAAAGACTTCACGAGATTTTTCAGATGAAAGTTTTTTGTGTCCGTATTGGTGACAAGTATGGACCGGAATATGAAACATATCTAAACGCTAAACTTAGTAAGTATGACTTGCACTGGATCCGTCAACCGTTTGATCCTCGAGTTCACCTACAGTGGAATAAAATGCTTCCTATGTCATTAGATATAGATCAACCAGTCTGCGTAATGGATATTGATACCATTCTTGTCAACGACTACAATTGTGTATTTGAATATCCAATTGAACGCGGCCAGTTTCTAGCTCATCCTAATTGGTGGGCAAATAACCCACGCCAAAAGATCAACGGTGGTTTTTTCAAATACTATCCTAAGGACTGTAGATACATCTTTGATAAGTTTATGCAGAATCCTCAATACTGGCAAACATTTTACATCAAGGCTGGTTTAACATTCGGGCCAGTTAATGGTGAACAGTTCTTTGTACAGGATAGTGTACAGGAGCAATTAGAGTTGAAGATCCTGCCTGATGCTTGGTTCACTCGTTGGGTTACAGAAAATCAACTTAGTTTGAATTTAGCTAACGATGCATCACCCACCGAAAAGTATACTACTTGGCAACTGGATATTTCAAAACAGTATAATCAATTGACAGGAAACTCATACATCTATCTGGGAGGTGAATTTCATCCAGATATTAAGTTTGTTCACTTCACGCATACTATGAACAAGCCTCATGAGTGGAACGACTATAATCTACACACAACTTCTACGACCGCTTCAAATGCTTGAGATAAAAATGTTATAAATACCGGTAACACTTTAAACTTGTCGCGGGATTTCTATGGCTGAATATGAAGACATAACCATTGATCAGGGTGCTGATGTTGCAATTGAAGTACATCTTGTTAATAAGGATGGCACTGCAAAAGAATTAGCTAACCATACAGTAACTGCTAAAATGAAGCGGACATATAACAGCGATAGTGCAGACACCTACAGCTTTACTAGTATTATTGCATCCCCAACCAATAAAGGGATTGCTACATTATCATTAACAAACACTCAGACCGATGCATTAAAAGCTGGACAATACGTGTATGATGTTGAACTATCATTTTTAGACAGTGGTAACAATACAATCATTGAACGTGTATTGGAAGGTAAAATTATTGTAACCCCATCAGTAACTAGGTAACACTATGCCAATTACAGCAGTGACTGGATCAAATACACAAGTCAAGAAGATAGTTGTCGGAACTCCTGTTAAAAGAGTCACGTCAGGCCCATTCAGCATTAACAATATCACCGGTGTTGATACATCTGGTGCGCTGAACGGAAGTTTGCTGATTTATAATAGCTCTGTGGGTAAATGGATGGCTAATATAGATCTTGAAGAACAAAACATTAACGGAGGCAGTTACTAATGGCCGCTATTATAAGAATTAAAAGATCCACAGGTGTCGCAGCGCCTGGGACGCTAAAATCGGGCGAGCTATCATACTCTGCTGGTACTGGTACTCAAGCAAACCTTGGTGATCGTCTTTTCTTCGGTAAAGGTGATGACGGTTCAGGTAACGCTACAACAGTCGAAGTAATTGGTGGCGCATATTTTTCCAATATGCTTGATCACGTTGCTGGTACTCTAACGGCCTCCAGTGCTATTATTGTAGACGCTAGCAGCAAGATTAACAATCTCAAAGTTGATAATCTAGATCTCAATGGCAACACAATTAGCTCAACTGACGCTAACGGTAATATTATTCTTGACCCGAATGGATCTGGTGTTGTAGATGTTAGTACATCTAAGATTATCAACGTTGTTGATCCAAGCGATCCTCAAGATGCCGCTACAAAAGCATACGTTGACGCAGTAACTGATGCTGCAAAATTTACAATCTTTGGCGACACGGGTACTGATACAATCGACCTAGACGACTCGTCTCTAACTTTTATGGGCGACAGTTGGATGACAGCAACCGTTACCAATAATAAGGTAACTATTACCCATGATGCGTCAGGTGTTGTTGCTGGTAGTTATGGATCACAAATAGCTATTCCAATTATTACTGTTGACAATCGCGGCCACATTGATTCTATTGGAACAGTTTCCGTTGCAACTGTTCTTGATTTTACAGCTGACGGCACTCCAGGATCTGTTAACTTACTTGATTCTAGTTTCATCTTCGTTGGTGGTGAAGGTATTGATCTATCAACCACCGGCACAACTATTACAATCGCTGGTGAAGATGCCACATCTTCTAATAAAGGTATTGCAAGTTTTGATGCTACAGACTTTACTGTTACGTCTGGTGCAGTTGCTGCAAACCCAATTTACCTTGGTACAACTCGCTTAGACCTTGGTGAAACAGATTCTAGCCTTGCTGGTCTAAACTCAATTGAAGTCGGTGACGTTCGTATTACATCTAACGTAATTAGCTCTAGAACAACTGGCGCATTGTACATAGATCCAAACCCAGTTGGCGATTCTGCTGGAGGCTTTGGTGGTGAGTTGGTTATCCGTGGCAACCTTACTGTCCAAGGCACAACTACTACAGTTAACTCCACAACCGTTTCTATTAACGATAAAAATATCATCCTTGCTGACTCAGCAGTAGATGCCGCGGCAGCTGATGGTGCTGGACTTACTGTTGGTGGTGGTATTTATTCTGGCACTAAAGCAACAATACTTTATGACGGTGCAACAGATCGTTGGGACTTCAATAAAACTCTTGACCTACCTGATTCAAACTCTCTTGTGTTTGCAGGTATCAGTTGGAAGGAGGTTCTTGAAGACCATCTTGTAACCAACTTCTTCTTAGAGGGAGAAGGTATTGATCTTACATACGATGACGGAACCAATAAATTAACAATTGCTTCAGAAATAGCCACATATCTTAATCTTGGCGCTGCACGATTTGACTCAGACCAGTTCACAGTAACAACTGGCTTTGCAACCATTAGAGTTGTAGATGGTGGGGTATACTAACCATTATAAATATTTTCACAGGCTATATAGCCACTACTCAACGGTGAAAGACATATGTCAACAGATATTAAATTAAAACGAAGTTCCGTTCCTTCTAAGGTTCCAACTACAGCAGATATTCTCTTAGGTGAGATTGCCCTCAACACATATGACGGTAAGCTATTCATTAAAAGAAATGTTAGTGGCACAGAAAGTATCGTCGATATTAGTAGTGCTGCAGTTGGTGGGTTGTCCAATCGTGTATTTTTTGAAAATGACCAAACTGTAACTGCCAACTACACAATAGCAGCAACAAAAAATGCTATGACCGCTGGCCCTATCATAATTGATAGTGGGGTTACTGTAACAATTGATACTGGCGGAAGATGGGTGGTAATTTAATATGAGTAGAATTTCATTAACTACAAACGCATTAGGAACAGGAACGCTTGACATAGCAGCTCCTAATACTAATAATGACCGTACAATTACCCTTCCTGATGCAACTGATACATTGGTTGGTCGTAATACTACAGATACATTAACCAACAAGACATTAACCAGTCCCACAATGACTACTCCAGTTCTTGGAACACCATCTTCCGGAACATTAACGAGCTGCACAGGGTTGCCTTTAACAACTGGTATTACCGGTGTGCTTCCTGTAGCCAACGGTGGTACAGGTGTTACAACAGCCTCAGCAGAAGCTGCGCGTATCATGGGCTATACATCAACTGTAACGTCTGGCGGGACAACAACATTAGATAACACCAGCACCCAGTATCAGTTGTTCACAGGAACCTCAGCTCATACGGTAGGGCTACCTGACACATCCACCCTGACTACAGGATGGTCGTTTCATATTGTTAATAATTCTACGGGGAATTTAACAGTCAACTCTAGTCCTCCTTCACTTGTTGCTACTGTTCCCGCACAAATGACGCTGATGGCCACCTGTATTTCAACATCAGGCACAGGACCTACAGATTGGGAAGTTGGTTTCACCGACTTTGGCACCATTACAGGAACAGGTGCAAATGTCTTGGCAGAAGGATCAACAATCACTAACGCTGCGATTGGCGCAACGACTCTATCAGCGTCTAGTACAGTATCTGGAACCGGTTTTTCAACATACCTTGCATCACCTCCAGCAATCGGCGGCACGCTAGCAGCATCAGTAACCGGTGCACCGCTAGTATCAACAACTGTT